AAGATGAGGAGGAGCGCAAGCGCAAGGAGGCAGAGCTGAAAGCTGCCGAAGAAGAACGCAAGCGCAAGGAGGCAGAACTGAAAGCTGCCGAAGAAGAACGCAAGCGCAAGGAGGCAGAAGCTGCCGCTGCTGAAGCTGAACGTAAGGCTAAAGAAGAGGCTATCCGTAAGGCTGATGAAGCAGCCAAGGAAGAGCAGCAACGCAAGCTTGCAGCAGAGCAAGAAAAACGTGATGCTGAAAACGCAGCACAACATGCTAATGCACAAGCTCAATCGCTCTTCGCTCAGACTTCTGTTGGCAACACAAGTAAGCAGAAAATAAATGTCACAAAACGTCTTGTCGTTACTGCCAAAAACGCTTGGCTCGATATTATTCAGCAGTGGTGGACGATTGAGGGTTCTTTTATGTCACCTGACAAACTTGCTTCTAAGTTGGAGTTTATGCGCAAGGCTTGCGAGAAACATGCCAACAACGAAGAAGAGTATATCGTTTCTCCTTATATTAAATATGAGGATGAAGTAACAGCTAAGTAATATGGCAGAGCAACCGTTTGACCCTTATTATTCACGTGGTGAGGTTTCCAACTCAGACCTCACCGCATTGAAGTTCGCTCTTAACCCACAGCTCAACTTCGTTAAGGAATCAGACAAGAAAAAGGCATTCCATCTTGGTACTCTCGTTGATGCTCTCGTTACTGAACCAGAAAAGTGTAATCATTACGCTATGACGGTTGATGATGAGAAATATACAGAGAAGGATTGGAAATGGGGATTAGACAGACTTGCAGTTTTAAAGAAACAAGCAACAAAGGACAGATTTCTTGATTTTGTTCTAAAGAATGCGGTCGGTCAGAAAACATTCATCAATCCACACATGAAGATGGAATATCAAGGCTTCGAGTTTGAACTGCCTGTACGATGTAAGTTCGACTGGTGGCTTGGCGAGTTTGGCGGTGACTTGAAGACTACCGCAGCTACGTCACAAGAACAATTTGAAGCGCAGATTGATTTCGTGGACTGGGATAGAAGCCGTGCATGGTATATGGACTTGACGCACAGCATTGACCCTAGATATGGAAATCAAGACTTTATCTTTGCAGTTTCAAAGACTAAGAAGAAAGTATTCTACAAAAAGATTGAACGTGGTGACGAGTTGTATTTGCGTGGTAGAGAGAAGGCTCTTGAATGGGCTTTCAGAATGTGGTGTTTATTATAATTATCATTATGTCAGATAAACCAAAATTATACGATTATCAAGAAGAGGGTGTACGCATGGAACTTGCTATGAAACGTTGCATAAATGGTGACGATATGGGAACTGGCAAGACGGTTCAATCTATCGTTGCCATTGAACGTGCAAAAGCGACTCCTTGCTTGGTTATTTGCCCTGCTGCCCTCAAAGTCAATTGGGAACGTGAAATCAAGAAATTCACAAATCTTCGTCCGCTTATCCTTACGGATTCTGTAAACGCAACATACGGCTATCATCTTACTAAGATGGATTTGTATGATGTGGTTATATGCAATTACGAGTCTCTTGCTAAATATTTCGTTGTATCACTCGGAGAAAAGCCGTTAAAGCTTAAAAATTTCATTTTTAGGAATGAGGTCGATATTCTGAAATCGGTCATTATTGATGAGTCTGCAAGAGTTAAAGACCCAACGACAAGGCAGTCAAAAATAATAATGGGTATTTGTCAAGGCAAGGAATATATCTACGAGCTGACTGGTACGCCTGTGGTTAACCATGCTACTGATATGGCTTGTCAGTTGGCTATTCTTGGTAGAATTGATGAATTTGGCGGATATGGCGAGTTCTGTAATAGATATGGAGAAAACGAGAATCTCGAAGAGCTTAATCAAAAGATTCACGAAACATGTTACTTTCGTAGGGAAAAGAAAGATGTGCTCAAAGATTTGCCTGAACTAACAAGAACAACAATTAGTGTTGCTCTTGATTCTGAAACACAAGAAGAGTATGATACTTGTCAGAAAGACTTGCTTACATTCCTTCTTGAATATAAGAATTGTTCTGAGGATGAAGCTAGAAAAAAGCTACGAATGAAGGCATTAGTTAAATTTATGAATCTTCGTTCTATATCTGGAAAGGGAAAGATGAAAGCAACAATCGAGTTCCTACATGATACGGAAGAACAGATAATTGTGTTTGCAGAACATCGTGATGTTGTTGATGCAATCAAAAAGGAGTTTCCTAGTGAGGTATGTTCCGTTACTGGCTCTGATAATCAGCAGCAGAAACAATGGGCTATTGACTCTTTCCAAGCTAAGAAAAAGAGAATAATCATCTGTTCCATTAAAGCTGCTGGTGTAGGATTAACTCTTACGGCTTCATCGAATGTCGTATTCACAGAGCTACCTTGGACGATGGCAGACTTATCTCAGTGTGAATGCCGTGCTTATCGTAACGGACAGAAGAATGCTGTTACATCGTGGATTCTGATGGGAATTGATACTATTGACAGTTATCTTTATAGCTTGATTATGAAGAAAGGTTCTATAGCATCAAAGGTTACTGGTGAGCAAGATTCCGCTATTAAGGATGTTGCCTACTTTGATGAGTTGGCTGATTTGGTTTTACAAAATTCTTTAAATAAAAAATAATGGAAATTCAAGGAAAAGTTATTGCCGTTTTACCTGAAAGAAGCGGCGTTTCTGCAAGAGGTGAGTGGAAGTCTCAGACCTATGTAATAGAAACACAAGAGCAATATCCTAAGAAGATGGCTTTTGATGTTTTTGGAGCGGATAGAATTGCTAGTTTTGGCATTCATTCTGGCGAGGTTATTAACGTTAGCTTTGATATTGACGCACATGAATATCAGGGCAGATATTTTAATCAGATTCGTGCTTGGAATGTTACTAAGGTGTCACAGCAAGCTCCTGCACAAGGTGGTGGCTTTAGTGGCAATGCCCAGTCTAGCGCACAAGCGGCACAACAAGCTATGAATGCTGCTGGCGTGGCAAACCCGACGAATCAGCAAAATCTGTTTCCACCTGAACAGCAGTCAGCACAGCAGCAAGCACAGCAACGAGGGAACTATGATGACCTTCCCTTCTAGCGTAGAGTTAATCAAACTAGCATTCAACGCTTATGTGGTTCAATCTGAAAAATGTGTTTGAACTTGAAAAGTTTAGAGCAAAAGTAACCGAGTTGGAGACCAAAGGTGCTATGGTAGAACTGAAAGAGAAGCGTGGGCGTTCCTTAAATCAGAATGCCTACCTTCATTTACTTCTATCAGCATTTGCTCTTCAATACGGCTACACTCTAGACGAAGTTAAGACACATTTCTATAAGCTAGTAGTGAACAAAGATATATTTCTCAGAGAGGGGGTTGATAAATTCACAGGAGAATGCTATAAGTATCTTCGTTCTTCTGCTGACCTTACGAGAGACGAAATGAGTAAATCAATTTCTGATTTCAAATCGTATGCAAAAGAAGAAGCTGGATTTGATTTCCCTGATTCTGATGAATATATCGCACTACTTCATATTCAGCATGATATAGAAAGACAACAAAATTACATACAATAGCTTATGATGTTACCAACTAACATACGTCAGAAGTCTAGCGAATTGTTCCCTAATGACGCAGAGAAACAGAGAATATTTTGTATGGGTGCTGCATTCTCGTTAGGAAACGATTTGTCGGATTTCGAGATTACTACAGAGCAAAAACAAGAAGAATATTATCCTTGCAAAGAAGCTCTTGAAATGTGGCTTGCATACAAGACAGAAAAACGTCAGACTTACAAGCCACGTGGGTTAGAAGCTCTTAAAAAGAAACTTCTACAGTTATCAAACGGAAATCCCGAATACGCAAAGGTTATCGTTGAGTATTCTATGGGCAACAACTATACAGGGTTGTTCGCTCCTAAAAATAATGGCGTGAATAGTTATGAACAACAGCAACGAACTTTCAACAAAATTAGTTCAATCCTTGCCGACTGAATGTAGTCAAGCGGTAGCAAAATATGGCAAACAATATGCGCTATTCTTAGACAAATATCCTACTCTGCAAAATCGAACAGATGCAATTACATCTGTATATGATTCTGTCGCTAGAGGCGGTATGTCCTTTGTTGAGATTGATAAGTACTTCAAAGATGGTGCAAGCGAGTTCTGGATTAAGATGATGCTCATCGACTTGTTTATGGTTATTGGAGCTATCGACGTAACTACTCCTTATCAGTTCAAGGCTATGGCACAGCGTATCAGACAAGAATACTATCACCTTACGCCTAGTGAGCTTACTAGATTCTTCTACGAGTTTTCTATGGGCAAGGTTGGCGAAATCTATGTAGGAAAGACAGTAAATCCTCAAAAACTTTTTATTGCTCTCGAAAAATACATGTGTAAGCTTTATGAAAAGAGAGCTGAAATTGATTCTCAGAAGTTAGCTGAGAAACAAAAGAAAGAAGATGAGGAATCTAGAAGAAATGCAATATCATACGAAGAACATTGCCGCTTAAATGGTGTTGATATTGAAAAATCACCTCTTGAAAAGCTAAAGAGAAAACTTGAAAAAGAATCAAAACGAGACAGAAATGGCAGACGTAAGTAAAATGGCACAGGAATGGCTCAGTGAGCATCCTGACGCGACACCAAAAGAAATATGGTTAGCTGGTTATTGGAAATCTACCGATAACTGGTGCAATCGAACTAAATAATTTAATAATTATGACGCAGAAAGAACGTATTGAGAACGCAACCACAAAACAAGCGGTAGTGTTTATCGGTGTTTATTCTTGGGTTATCCTAAGAAATATAGGAAGAGCAATCAATAAGGCGGTACACAAGCTGCCTTGGTTGTTCATAGTTGTAACAATAGTAATATCATTCATCGTTAGCTTCGTCTTTATTTCTAAGGCTAGAGCAGAGCGAGATAGTTACAACCAGAAGTTAGTTCATACAACACAGCAGCTTGATAGCTTCTATGCTGCATACGGAAACATTAAATCAAAGTAATATGGAAGAAATAGAATTATACAACGAATTACAGAATGTAGAAGGTCGTTTAAAGATTGCGGATTCACAAATAACAGAGATTCGCAAAAAGATGAATAAGTTAATGAACGACTTTCTTAGTTTGTTACCTTTTCAGAAAGGTGACAAGGTGAAAGATAAAAATGGCAATATCTTTATCATAGAACGTCTAATAGATGCTGTATCTATTAGCAAGAATGAAATCAAGGTTCATTTTCTTATCCGAAAAATAAAGAAAAACGGAGAACCTTATCAATACGCAAACGAAGCTTGGGGAATTGATTATTTTTCCTTAGAGAAAGTAACAGAGTAACTAACCATCAGCAAAGAATATAAATAGGTAGTAATATGACAGAAGAACAATATCAACAAGTTATTTCTCTTGATAAGAAATTAAAAGAATTAAAAAGGGTATATCATATATTAGATAATAATGATACTCATCTTTCTTACTATCATAATCAGAATGGTTGGGGAGATGATAAACTCTGTAGCTCTGAAGATTTGTCTCCTATAAAAGATATTTTGGCAAAGTATGAAAACATCATACGCCTTGAAGTCAAGGGAGAAATAGAGAGTATTAAGAAACAAATTAGTGAAATTTAAATTATAGAGTATGGAATGGAATAAAGTATCAGAAGTAGAAATTCCTTTCGGAGAAGAGGTAATTGCCTTTAACGAAAAGTGGATTGATGAGGATTTTAATCCTAATGGCACAAGAGTAGGTTTTATACAAGACAATAGTGGCAAAGTTTTTATTTCTGCAACTTGGAATAATGAGCAGGATTGCTATGATACCTGTAGTGAAGAAGGAGATGACTACTACAAAGGTGTCTCAGGTATTCCAGGAATGGACGCATACTATAAGCAGTTTGCAAAGCCAAATATGCCAACGCATTGGATGAAAATGCCTACTCATCCTTAGTAAATAACCATCCTTATTGGACATAAATATAAGTAATATGGACGGAATGGTAATCAATAATTTGTCTGCACAAGCAACTACAGAATGTAATCTGTTGCAGCAAGAACTTCTAACATCGTTTGTTGATGCTAGAAAACAAAAAGGTATTATAGAAAGCCTAATGAAAAGATTAGCGGTAAAAAAGATGAATGCGATAGAAGATATGTATGGAAACGTACATGTTACCAATGATAAATTTGGCGAGTGTGGTAGCGACTTTTACATTGATGCAACCACTGATAGAATTACGTTGTCTCTAAAATATTACGTTTATAGGATTCCATTGGACGGTTTATCTAAGCACGACAAAAGTGTTGCTAGACGTTATAACAAATATGTGTACAGTTACGATACAGCCAATAATGTATCATCTGGTTTTAAGACATTTTGCCCTTGGGGTGGTCTTACAGGTAGTTGCGATTGGAGTTACTATATTGATGATATTCTCAAAAGTGATTTTCTAACTGAAGGCATTAGTGTTGATAATGCAATAGATGGTGTATTTAAAGTCTTTCTTAAATAGTATGCAGACAAATTGGAATCCAAATAATTCGTGTGTACTAGCAGGTGTTCCTCTTGCAGTTCCATCGAAAGAACAGATAAGCAAACTCTACATGCTTTTCTATTCTATGGTAGGCGGCTTTACTAAAATTGTCAAGTCTAACATAGATGAAACATTCAAACTGGTATCGGAAGATGAAAAGCTATTTAAGTATGATGTAAAGAGAAGAATGACAGAGGCGAAGGAATTTTCCGATGAATTGATTGACTTATTCAAAGAACGAATGAAAGCTGACGGCATGTCTGAGATATGGGATAAGCTTACTTTTATCATCAAGTTCAATCTACAAGATGATGTAAGGAAATGTTATTATGCGTTAGATAACCAATTTCTAAAGCATCATATTGAAAGACATAAGATGTACACAATGGTTGTTATGTCTGGAATATTGAGCGGAATGCTTGAATCTTCTGTTTCTGCATTTAGAAAGACAATGGATGAATATAATGGTTCTTGGGCAACCAATATTGCAGAATACTTTATTATCCCAATTAAGGGTGTTCATTCTCGTATGCGTAATGCCGTGGAAGCTATATATCCTGAATCTGTAGATAAGAAAGTGTTTTCAGATTGCCCTGACAAACTCTCTCTCGGATTCGAAATCATCGGGAAAAAGGTGCTTGATTATAAACGTGCCGAAAAAGCACTTGCAGATGCTTGTATATTCAGTGGTCTTAATCTTGATATAAACGGAATTATCGTAGATGGAGAAGACGCACAAGATAACACTGGCACTCCTTGGAATGAAGCTCAATTAAGAGCATTAAAAACAGGTTACCCAGACTCCTCTAACAAAGATATTGCTAGAATAGTTGGCAGAAGCGTTTACGCGGTCGCTAAACAAGCTAAGAAACTCGGATTGAAGAAATCTGAGGAGTATATTAGAGAGACTAGAATAGCTAACTTAAAACGTAAGAAAAATGAAAAAGATTCCAACGCTGTACACAAAGAACAGTAAAGGTCGCTATCAGGAATACAAGATTCCTGACCTTGATATATCGAAGACGTTCTATCGAAAGATAAATGGAAAGTATGAACCTACGAATATGCTCTTGTATGATTCCATAGAAGAGGGTGTATGGGTAGTTACTCGACAGTCTTCAACAGTTAACATTATTCGTGCAGATTACCTTCGTGAGAGTTTCCACCTTGACAAGGCTGCCGACATTGAGCGTTTCCCTCTGTCAAAGATGGGACACATCAAGAAGGTTGCAGAACGTATCATTGATGAGCTGAGACTTGGTAATACAGACTCTAGAGCTATGACAAATCACGAACTTGTCAATTTAGTTGTCGGGCTTGTCTATAAATACAATGATGAGGTTTAATTATGGAAGATTTACCTATTGGCGCAGAAGTCGTGTTAAAGGTTGTTGAGACCAAGGAAGCTGATTGTACTGGTTGCTTCTTTGATGAAATTGCAAACATTATCAATATAGAAACGTGTAATCGAATCAAGTGCGCATCAAATGAGCGTAAAGACGGAAAGAATGTTCAATTCAAAAGAATAAAGTAATATGGCTACAGCAAATTTTGAAATTGGGAATAAAGAATTTGAGGTACGTTTCATACCTGAATCAGGTTATCCTCCAACAAAGAATGAACGTGGTTCTTCATTGATTGAGTATGATGTAACGACATACAAGGATAATCAGCCAATGATGAAGAAGTTCAATCAAAAGAAACGTGCTTATTTCGACCTTGAAGGTAATGTTTACAAGAGTAAACAGAGTAATAAGGTATGGTTTAATCTTTATAAAGCAAGTTTATGGTTATGAAAGAAAAGATAAACATAGCGAAAATCCTAAAGGATAAGCCGCGAGGAACTAAGCTGTATTCTTCCGCTTGTGGTAAATGCAAGTTAGAAGAAGTAGATGATAAAAGTTTCAAAATATCCTTCTATAATTCAAAGTTTGGTTTTATGAATGGTGGAGAAGGGTATCTTGATAAAAATGGCAAATTGTATGATGACGGAGAATGTGTTGTTTTTCCATCAAAAGAAATGCGTGATTGGGAGAAGTTCTCTTGGAAGAAGGGCGATGTACTTATTAGTGATTGTGGACTTGTGTGCATCTTCAAAGAATGGGCATCTGATGACTATACAAGGTTCAACGGATGTTATTTTGATGGCATGCCAAATGCAGAAACGGCTAAGTATAGCAAGTTAGATAACAATACTGCCTATGGTTATATAAGAGAGATTGAGAATAGATGTGGCGGTAAGTTAAACATTGAAACTTTGAAAATTGAAAAGCAGACTGAGTTCAAGGATGGGGATGTTGTAGTAACGGATGCTGTTCCTTCTTTGTATTATTCTAAATGTATTTTCATATTAAAGGGGGATTTTAATACAGGTGAAAGTTGTGCAAACTCTTATATTTTTTACAATATAGATAATAATGATTTTTGTTTCGATGTACTTGATACGGAAATAAGAGACCGCAATATTCACCTTGCTACAGAAGAAGAGAAACTGATACTCTTTGATGCTCTAGCGAAGAAGGGCAAAGCTTGGGATGCTGAGAAGAAACTGGTTGTGGATTTGAAGACAAAGTGCGAGTTTAAGCCTATGGACTTGTGTTTGATGAAATACATAGGGCAATACAACAATAGAGGGTGGGAATTGTGCCAATATGCTTATACAGAACATCGTGTATCATCAAGTGGTGAACAACGTGACTTCTATCATGCAATAGGAGGCGAAATATACGCAGAGTGTATTCCTTATAAAGGCAACGAGCATCTTTTAGGTACAAAAAAATCTAAATAAAATATAACTTCCACGACACAGAATGAGCGAAAGTAAGTTAAGGCTTTATGCCCATATACCTTCTTAGCCCCAGCACAATACTGGTCGTGGAGGTCATTATAAAACTTTAAAAATATGATAGATAAGAAAATAGAAGAAACTGCACGACTTGACGATGAAGAATACTACGATAGATTATCGGATAATGATAGATGCTTCTTCGAGTATGGTTTTAGACGTGGGTATAATCGAGCTTTAAAGGGATTGCTTCACCTTGCTAGCGAAGTTCCTCGAAATGATAATGGTAAGATTCTCGCATTCTCAAAAGTTAATAGTAATATGAACGCTATGTTAAATGAAACTGCTTGCTACACATATCAAGGAAAGCAGGAAGTTAGAGTTAGAGAATATACTTTTACTGATTTGGTATTCGTGGAAGACTTACTTGATTTAATCAAGAAAGGAGGCAACCATGATTAAGACAGTTACTATGTACTCTGTCGTTTGTGACAGATGTGGAAAGACCTTCATTGATGAGTTTAATGGCATTGTGGCTTGGTTGAACGAAGGAACTGCAAAAGAGCAAGCAATGGAAAGCGAATGGGCAGAGATAGGCAATAAACACTACTGCCCAGATTGCTATGAGTTTGACGATGAGTTAGATGAGTACGTTCCTAAAAAGAAAGGAGGAAGCAATGAAAGAGCTTAAAGATTTGGTGGCTGGTGATGATGTACTAGTTAGAGGTATGCATAGCAGACGTATCGCCAAGGTTAATAAAGTGACAAAGACTCAAATTATTATTGATAACGCTAGATTCAGAAGAGATTCTGGCTGGCAATATGGTGGCGATAGCTGGAATAGGAAAAGAATATCTGTTCCTACAGAAAAGGAAATATCAGATGTTAAAGAAGAGAATCTTCGTAATACTCTCGTCTACGCTATCAGTTATTTTGATTTCAAACGCTTATCAACAGATGAGTTAAAACAAGTGTACAATATTGTAAAAGGCAAAGAAAATGAAAGAGAATAAACACTCGTTAAATATAAGTCGTAGCTACTTTGGCGACACTACCCTTGATGGTTATCCTATAGCTACATATTCAAATGATGAATTGAAGATTCTAAAGAACCTGCTAGAAAAGGTTCTGTGTGAAGTAAATGAATATATTCATCTTTAGAAAAGTAAAGCGTATGGCACAGAAAGAATTTAGGAAACCACCTCGTTATATGGTGGGTGATATAGTTTATAGTCACGAATTTATTTGTATTGTCTGTAGCATCTATCCGTTCAATATAGATTATTCTTACGACTTGAAAGTTATTGATGGGCAAAGCTTGGGCAAAATTTGTCAAAATGATATTATGCACGTTCATATTTGGGAAGAGTTTCTTAAAAAGAATGGATGGACATGTTATCGCTCTGAAGGAGAATGTTTTGGGCAAAGGTGGTATAAACACCAAGAATACCCTTTCACTTTGCGATATAATAATTTCTTGGGAATTATCGGAGTATCTTTCAATGACGGAAAAGACGATACTGTTATGATAAAATGTGTAGATGAACTCCAACATATTCTTTTTGGCTTGCAATTAGATAGCAATTTAAAAATATAAGCGTATGTATTTTGAATATAGAATAGTCAAAATTGAGAAAGGTTTGTTTCTCATCGAATATAAGACCGCTCCTTATGGAGTTTGGCATGAAGTAAAAAACAAACAGTTCAAGACTAAGCCAAAGGCAGAAGCTTGGGCTAGAAAGAACTTAGGTTAATGAAGTAAAGCGTATGAATGGATTGTTATCAATGATTGGTATGCAAACTGAATTGGAATACCAAATGGGTGATGATTTTCCTTTTGGTTCTCCACGTATTAGATTTAATGTTCCGAAAGGCAACATTCCATCCGACAAACAGAAGTGCCAGCCAAAGGAACAGCATGAGTTCACCATCAAGGGTGTTAAGATTATGGCAGCTTCAAAGAAAGATGCTATTAAGAAGTTTAATCATCGTAAAAAATAAAGAGATATGTTATACGAAGCAAAACAAGGTACAAAGGCTTATGAATACATTAAGAGTATTCTCGATGCAGAATTTGAAGAGCATCAAGCCTACATGAAACGAGTAGAAGAAGCCGTAGGTTTCAAATTTGAAAAATATCAGGGCTATCAGCCTAACAGTACTCTCACAAGAGTGTACGAGATTACTGCTATATGGGTTCCTTCTGAGCGTTACGATACGCTAGATAAGAAGGTGTGGAAGAAGATAGACGGTGTAAAATTGGAGGATGGTTACTATGTAGCTATTACGCCTAATAAGCGATATAAGCAAGGCAAGGTAATAGCCTCCGTTCTTCTCTCCTATAAATCCGTTGCTAACCATTTCGAGGTAATGGAGGAACTGAATATAGAAGTCTCTCTAGCTAGACGTTTCTCTACTACTCAGCTCCTTCGTCACAAAGACCGTATTTTCGTTTACTTTGATAACAGCATCCGAGCCGAGAAGCAAAATCAAGACTTCGTGGAAATCACGATAGGTGAATATGAGGATTTCGTTAATAAAAAGGACTAAGCTATGGATAAGTTAGAATATATTCCAGGAGATTTGGTAATGACAAACGGAGTACCGCTAGGTACTGCCAAAGATGTTGTTTACCGAGTAACATCATCAGACCCATCAAAGACTTTGGAGTTGGACGATGGAACGGTTCTTAAAGGTGTTGCCTGCTTAGAGAACATCGAAGGTGCGGAATTAGGAGATAAAGGCTATCTCTTAGGCGACTGCTGTGCTTGGGTTAAGGATATTGTACCAATTCCTGTTACTTCAGAGATTCTAAAGAAAAATGGATGGAAGAAAGAAATGTATCATGATTGGCGGTATTACATTCCACTAGAAAGAACTCTTTTATATATATCTATAGGTGTAGATAGAGATAGAGATGGTGCGTTCGAGGTGTGTGTTGGTCTAAACATGAGTCACATCACTTACATTAGCTTTGTCCATCAACTCCAGCACCTTCTCTTCGGTCTGAGAATTAACTCAAAAATGGAGGTGTAGGTATGGCATTAGAAGTTGTAGTTTTAGATAAGGATGAGTATAAGGCACTTATTGATAATCAAGCTAACGAAGATGAATTAGAGTATTTGAAAGCTTGCCAATATGCTTTAGAAAGTTTTAATAAAGTCAGAGGCTTATGCCCTAAGTGTAAAAAATCTGTTATAATAGATGGATGGGTTTGTCCTTGTTGTGGATATGACTCAAGTGGTGAAGAATTATATAAATATGGTGATTAATCGCCTTCTGGCATAAAAGTAAGAATATGACATCAGAACAAGTAGCAAAAGTATTGAGTTCTCTAGGCAAACGAAAGGTCTGCTTTCAGCATGGAGACAAAGTAGAGATAGTTAAGGGAATCAACGTAACAAATGATAACGTGATTCTGATTAGTGAACTTCCTTCGGGCATAAATGGATAGAATATGACAAAAATAGAATTATACAACGAATTACAGAATACAGAAGGTTATTTAAAGATGGCGGATTCACAAATAGAAGAGCTTCGCCGAAAGAAGAATGATATAATGAACGACTTTCTAAGTTTGTTACCTTTTCAGAAAGGTGACAAGGTGAAAGATAAAAATGGCAATATCTTTCTCATAGAACGTCTAAAAAGTGCCATGTCTCTTGACAAGAATGAAATCAAGGTTCATTTTTTTATCCGAAAAATAAAGAAAAACGGAGAACCTTACAAAGACGTAAACCAAGCTTGGGGAATTGATTATTTTTCCCTTGAGAAAGTAGTAGAGTAACTAACCATCCGCAAGGATTTAAATATAAGTAACATGTTAAAAGCTATGTTAAGTCATCCAATAGTTGGAAAGACAGACGAAGAAATCGTAAGCTGGCTGAATCAGCACATTTTTTTTGAAAGTGGATACGATATTACTGAAGGACCATTCCCATTACCAGCAACTATTGGTGAGGGGTTTAGGTTTCAATCATTAGATTTTTTAAATAAAAATGTGGTTGACTATGTTACAAAAGCCAACCGTAAAAATGATAAGCGTGTGTTAAGTTTTAGGATTTCAACTTTTATCGGGTTATGTGGAGGAGCCTGTCATTATTTCTGTAAGGCATATTCGGCAATTTACAACACAGATGTCAATAATCCATCACATTGTATTAGTGGATATATTACAGATGTAGATGGCAAGGCAATAGATATTCCAAGTGAATCTTGTTCCCTTGCATTTCATATTGGCGTTCCTTTGACGGAGGACATGATACAAAGAGATATGGGACATTATGAACTCTCAAAAGTTGGTGATTGTGGCACAGCGTTACGTTCCAAAGATGACTTTTATGAAGTCATTGAAAAGTTAAAAGAAGTGTTTGATATGGAACAATGGAGTTTTGAAATAATAACATTATAGTCAGAGGAGGATTGATTATGAACAGACATCAAGCTAAAGAATTTTATCCTATTCTGCAAGCTTATGCTGAAGGAAAGGTAATTGAGAGTAGGACAAAACCGAGTACCGTAAAAGGTACAGATGTTCCGAATGATTGGACGGAAATGAAAGAGATTGAGTTTTGGAATAATACAGAGTATCGCATCAAACAACAAAGCGAAGCAAAGTTCCGACCATTCAACACCGAAGAAGAATGCTGGCAAGAAATAAGAAAACATGAGCCGTTCATTAAATACAAGGTCATAGAAAGCAGTAAGGACGTTTACCTCATTATTCAAAGAATAAAGACAGACGGAATTGAAACAGATGTTGAACGTCTTGATTTTGAAACGGCTTTTGAATGGTTCACCTTTGCCGATGGAACTCCATTCGGTATAAAAGAGGAGGAATAGTTATGGATAAAAACGTTTGCAATAATACACTAGTCTTTGGTAGCTGCTATGCTAGAAGCTGTATTGAAGTACCCTCTTTGAAGGCAGGAAAGGCTAAATGGAAGGCTTTTTATGATAAGTTCCCTTGGCTTAAAGGTCAACCTTTCTATCTTAGACGTTCATGCTTCTGGGATGGAGGTGAAAGAAATTTGAAGGCAATAAAGATAAAACTTAAAAAGATATAGTTATGGCATGGTTATGTGTAGATGAAAATGGTGAACATATTTTTTGTGAAGAACCATTAAGAGGACGTACTCAAAAGTACGTTTCCTTCTATAGAGAACAACTAATACGTCAACAATCAAGTAAGTTATGGTATGCAAATGCTGATGATATTGATGACGGAGATTTTATAATATATGCAGAAGAAGGTATTGATTTACCTAAAGGCTCAATCAAGAAGCTCATCGGAAGAGAATTATCTTGGAGCGATGAGCCAGTAGAACTTAAATAAAAATAGTTATGGCAACCTATAGAATAGTAGACATGTATCGCAAAAGCAAGGCTGTTAAAGGCATACATTACGATTCTCAGGATAATCCAATACTTGCTTATCGTGTAGATAAGAGACATTCGTTGTTATTTGGACTTATCCATTATTGGGACTATGGCGCATATAACCTTTGCCCAGACTATTTGTTTTCTTCGATAGATAAAGCAGAAGAAGCTATATTGAAGGTTGATAAAAGTAGAAGAGTAACAATTATTTTATATAAGTAGCTTATGAAAATTAAAGATATTAAGTTCAAGGCTAAACGTCTTGACGGAAAAGGATGGGTTTGCGGATATTTCTACGAAGAGAATGATAATACATACATCATTGAGAATCGTCAGAAAGAAAGCAAGTTAAACAGAAATCTTACTTATCAGGTTGACCCTTCTACAGTCTGTCAGTTCACAGGGTTGAAAGATTGTGAAGGTAAAGAATTGTTTGAACACGACCTAATACATTTTGTAGGGTTTACCCATACTGCCGAAGTGATTTGGTCGGAAGGTAACTATGCTTTTATGGTAGTCAGCGAGAATAAACATTCTTATTGGCTTCACAATGTTATAAAAGTTTGTAGAATAGAAAGAATTGGCAATAAATTCGATAAAAAGAAGTAGCGTATGGAAAATAATATGTTTGAAGATATTGTTGCCGAAGGCAATATAGTTGTGATAGATAATTATTGGATTGTGTTATGTAAGCGTTGGAGACCAGAGTGTTACAATCTCTTCTGCTATCTTTATCTTCACAAGGAAGATAAGAATTTAATGGTAGGCTCTCATTTTACGATGACCGAGGATAAAAAGAAATCTACTCGGTTGGCTACCAACGAGGAGCGTCTTATGCTTTTTGAAGAAATGTTCAAGTATGGAATTGCTTTCGATAAGCACGACCATCATTTGATTGGAAAGTTATGGTAATTGTAAAATAAATAGTGTATGGAGAAACGAATAATTTTAGACGAACAAGATATTAACGAATTTCACGAGGATGCAGCGATTCTACGCTGGATATACAACTTGATGACGAAAGAGTATCTTACAAGTGAGCACTCCAAAAATATACCACGTTTTGCTAGAATAATTAATAAATTAGAGCAATTATAGCGTATGAAGATTAGATTAGCAAAGAAGATAATGAAGCCAAGCTTTCGCAATGGAAAGATAGGCTATTGGCATAGTCGGTACGATTTGTATTGTATGGGGTTTGATGGTTGCGGAGACCACCGTATCACAAAGGCGATAAGTTTAGTTGAATATTGGAATGCTCGTAGGTACAGAAACGAGGCGGCAAAGTTTAATAAAAAGAATCCGCTCCGTCCGAGAGACCTTCGCCGTAGTGTAGAAAGATTAAAACAGTATAACGTATGAAAGAAGAAAAATGTTGTGGCAACTGTCATTGGTTTGGCAACGAAGACGTTTACGGCGTAGGATGGTGCAGCAATAACGAGCATGAATCATCTTGCGACCAAGTATGTGATGAACATGAATTTTAAACTTTAAATATTAAAATGGAAAAGATTTACAGACATTTCAAAGGAGGTTATTACAGATTTATTACTGAGGTCACTAATAGTGAGACTCACCAAAAGGAAGTAGTTTATATGGCACTCTATGGTGAACACAAGATTTGGACGCGCCCTGCCGATATTTTCTACGGTAAAGTTAATATTGGAGGTGTAATAATGAACCGATTTACCGAAGTTGTTGGTGAACCAGTCTTGTTTAAGAAAACGGACGAGAATGCTATTATGCCAACTAAGGCGCACGATGATGATTTCTGCTACGACTGCTATGCTGTATCAGAGATAGAGATTTACCCTAATGTCTGGAAGTATGGTCTAGGATTCGCTTTACAGATTGAAGACCAAAAGAAACCTGTTGACATTTCAAGATGTTTTACGTTTCGTTCACGTTCCTCTATATGTAATACAGGAATGATTCTTAGTAATGGTATTGGTACAATAGACAATTATACAGGAGAGATTTCTGCTGTCTTCTATCACGTATTTCCAAAAATGCCGCGATATAAGGTTGGAGACAAAGTGGTACAATTTCACCTTGAAACTTGTAACAACATCATGTTTGTAGAGACGGACAAATTAAACGAAACAGAGCGTGGTGATAACGGCTACGGCTCTTCTGATAAGAATGGTATGGTACTCTAAAGTAAAAGGTCTTACAGAGAAAGTAATTGAGTTATATCCAACGATGTCTTCAAGGGAAATAGCAGAGATTACAGGATTTGCCAAGACTACTATAATTCGGTGTGCTGCAAAGAATCATCTTAGGCACACCGAAGAAACACAGAAAAGAATAGATGAATACGTAAGACAACGAAGGTCTTCTGGTAGAAAATCATACGATTATTCTAAACTGAGTAAGAAGATTACTCATACAAGAAAGATGGAATCGTGGCGTGTAAGAAGCGGTCTAGAACAAAATACAAAATATAAAGTTCGTATCACTCCAAAGCGCATACAAAATGCAATGTATCATCTTAGACAAAAGTATGGTTATTTCTATGAAACTGTTGACAAAACTGAATTATATTACGATTCGCAAACAAGACGTGTGAAAAACGAGAATTACTATACAGAAAAGTATGGAATCTCTTTTATTCTGGCTGACGAATAACTTCTGTGCATTATCTATATGTTTAGGGGTGGCTACACATCGCGTGCGGTCACCCCATTTTGTTTATAAATCAATAACCAAATAAAAACATAAGAAAAAACTAAGAACGTTTATGTAGTTTTAACTTCCAGTATATCCAACCTAAAAATGCGAGAATGCCTATAAAAAGACAAACTGATGCTATCTTACCTATATTCAAGAAAGCTCTATCAGTCTTTGATAGTTGCTTGCCAACCTCAACTTTATATGGAATCGAATCTCGCACAATCAAGGTATCTGATTTATTTCTTACAATATATCTGTTTTTATATTGAAGATGGTACTTGTCCTTGAAGACTGTATCACCTCTAATATAAACAGATACGCTATCATGCACATAGACGGAATCAGTCTTCAATAAAGAATCCGTCTTTACTACGACCCTATCTTTGTATTCTGTAACAGGAACATACTTAGTAGTAGTGCATCTACAGAACATTGATAGAATCAGCATTGCTACTGCAATAGCAATTACAACTCTTGTTATCTTATCAATCAGTTTCATAAGCTTACTGAATTACAATCGTTACTTTTTCCTTTTTATCCCAAGCTGTCTTCATAGTCTGAATGAGCTTGCTAGTCCATAATCGAGAATCACTAACCCATCCTTTCTTATCATTTTTACCGATAAGAATACACCCCTCTGTGTCTTTTGAAGAGTTACCGCTATGTATGCGTATTCCTTCAAATCCTTTGACATTCAGAAGTAATGGCAACATCTTCTTGAATTTGTTGGAGTAGGTATATACACATTCATAGCTGCCGCTTGGAATTGCAGTCTGCCCATATACCTTTTTCTTCTTGATTTCGTCCAAATCCATACTTTGGTTCAATCCTCTGTCTGTATCTTCAAGAGTATTGCATCCGAACAATTTGCCATTCACGTACAGACGGCTAATAGTATAGCCATCCTTTTTCCAAGCTCTATCAATTAGTACTTCCATTTTTGTTTTCCTCCTCTTTTTTATCAAACTCATTGTTGAGTCTGTCAATAATCGGTTTCCAATAGCTAGGCAATGCCTTCGCAAACTCAAACCTCAAAATGTAATAAATAACTCTGAATGCAACATTCTTAGGGTATGCCTTAATGAGATTTTTGAACGAATTGCATATATACACATAGCAGAATATATACGTAAGCATCTTAATTACAAATAATGCTTCTGTATTGTCGTTGCAACTTACCATGATTCCATACATGACATACACAATAACAATATACAAGAGCATTTCTAAAAGTGCATTCTTGAACTTCGATGCAGAAAAGTTCTTGCATCGTACAACACTCACGCCGTCAGCTCGCATACCGCAGAAGATATTGAAGCCAAAGGCGATAACCAACGCCAAAACGAATCCTTCCGTTGGCGTTGCAAAGGCAAGTATAGCTGAAAATATAGTAACACCTATCTGCCGAATCTGTGAAGAATCTAATAAATCTGTCATAATCTGTTATCCTGAATAATAAATAAAAATAAAGTTTCGGTCTTCTGATGCAAAGATAGCAAAAAAAACCGAAACTTCATTCAGAATAACGAAAAACTTTATACTTTTAAATCATGATACGGCAATTCTCCGTTATTTAAGAAAGAAATGCACTCATCGAAAATCTTACGTTCATAATCGAGCGCATTGATTTTAGGAAACCATTTCTTTATCTTTTCGTCATTGCGTTTTACCATTTCTCCCCAAAGGACACACCAGTCTTCGAGATTGATTTTATCATTCTTAACTTCGTGCCAATAGTCTTTCGCCACATCCTTTGTGTAGAGCTGGTTAATGAGACAAAGATGTAAGTCTGCCATTTCTTCATCAAAATGGCACTCGCCAATCTCACATTGAACTTGCTTCATCATATCAAGCATTACACCGTCATTCATTCCAACTTCGCAACAATCAGCCATTGTTGCAACACAATTCTTAATAGCCTGTATATCGTTGCTTGCCAATATGTTTTCAAATACCTTTTTCATAACCGTATGTTTTTAGTGTTACTTCAAGAAATACTCTCTGATGTCGTACACACCATCATTGTCTTTCAATAAATCGAGTGCAAGGTGGTTGGCATACTTCACCAGATGTTCTGTATCAATCTCCTTAACATCTTCCTTGCCGAGTATCTTAGCAATTGTACATCCGTGGTCGCTTACAACCTGATTCATTGCAACGTACAAAGCATAATCGTTGTAGTAAGGCTTCTCCTCTGTCGCAAGTCCGAGACCAGTCATTGCGTTGAGCCACGTCTGCATATCCCAAGTTGCAGATGGATTCATACCGTTTGCAATCTCAGAAGCCTCCTTCTTGGTAAGATAGTTCTTCCATTTTATAGCGCAAAGCTTATCAAGATACTCTTGCGCAAGCTCTGGGTGCTTTGCTGCCATATCATTCATCATGCAGCGCATGGTGTCTCCAAATGTGTGCATGTACTTTACGTTTGTTGATGAAGCCATCATTCCGTACAGCTCATCAAACTTACTCATAATGTCTTTTGTTTCCATATCTTGTATATTTTTTAACCTATTATCAAATCTTTCAACTCTACAAAGTCCTCCTCTGTGAAGTTGATACTTCGCTTGCTTCCAAAGATGATAGCAGTAGCAATTCCGTCTGGCAGGTCAATAGACACAACTCCTTTGTCGATATGTCCGTGAATGAAACCTACATCGAATTTGTAATCTTCCACGGATTTTAGCATTTGCATCATATCTTCAAATATCGTGTTGACATCTATGTTTCCGTTCTCATCAGCAAGAAATAGGGTAGCGTTGTCTATCGATTTATCCCAATTATCCTTGTACTTGGATATAATATTGTGCGCCGCACGTTTCATGTACACTGATGGTATGGCGAGCATCTGGTTAGCCTTAACCATATCGTCTATTCTTGCATCTGCCCAAACGTCCACCGATTCAAGCAGTTTCTCTTTAAATTCTGTTACGTTCATTTCTTAGTTTCTCCTTTCTTTGTTTTGTTGTACCAAGCGAGATACTCTTGCCAAGTCTTGTCGCTGTGGTTAGTCATATAATCGTTGAGCATAGCAGATTTATGTTCCTCTGCTTGCGCTACTTCTTTTCTCAGTCTTTGCATCAAAGATAGATGTTTCTTCAATGCTTCCTGTCCTTGCTGAGTGCTTTCGATACGAGGGCGTATGATGCGCAATTCCTCGTCTTGCACTAGCTTAGACACATATTGCAAGCTATTGACGTATTCCTGATTCTGCATCAAATACTGCCTTTGCGCCCCTGTAAGATTGTCTTCAATCTTGTCGATTTCATCCCATAAAGGGGTGGCGGATTGCTGCGCTTGCATGTTGATAGATGCTCGCTTCTGTTGTATTGCCTCATACATCTTCTGTAGCTCGGCATCCATCATCTGCGGCTGCTGCTGACTTGTACCCATATCCAATAATGGGCTGTTTCCAAAATTCATCATAATCAATATCTTTAAGTTGGTGATATATTATAGAGAGGTGAGAGGGCATCCACCAACGAGGGCAAACACCCCTCACCAACTCATTTCTTTTTAGTCCGTCTAACCGACTTCCTTACTGCTCTGTTACGCTCCTGTAGTGGGCGTGGAAGTAGCAGTACCGTTACAGCAATAGCTGCCGTAGCCCGAAATTACTGGCGTAGATGGGAGTACCAACTGACCACGCAAGCAATTGCAGGTCTTCTCGTTAACGTAAGCCATCATAAGCTTCTCCTTGTAAGGAGTGAGGGCTTCCATCACGGCTACCTTCTTGTCGAGGTCGCTATACTTTGCTTGCAACGCATCGTACTGGTCTCTCTGATTCTTGTACAAGCCAAAATCTGCATCAATCTGAGACTTGTAAAGACCGAACTCAGCCTGCATTGCACGGCGGTTCTCGGCGTTGATAGCATCGTTAGCACCCTTATACATAGAGAACTTCTCAGCGATGTCTGTCTCTCGCATAGCGTAGAACTTGTTAGCGGTGTCGAGCTTCATACCGAACATGTAGGTAAGCAACTTCACCTCATCATCGCATTCCTTCTCCATTACCTGCAAGGCAGTTGGCTGATTTGAACTTGCGTTAGCCCCATAGGCGTTGATGTTCACGTTCTCAGGCATATTGCTGCCACCGAGTGAACCAAACACACTGCGGTTGTTACCGCCAAGCAACCAAGCGCCAGCACCGAGTGCTGTGCCGATGATACCAAGGGTAAGACCAGCATTACCTGTAGCCTTAGAAGCATAATCGTCATGCTTTTTCCCCTCTTCGTAGATTTTCTTTTCTACGACCTTTGCATCTGTCATCTCCATTTTTACAATCTTTTTAAGTTATCCTTAATATTAACTAACACTATTGTAACGTTACGGATGCAAAGGTACGAAGAATAGGGGAGAGCAAATATAACTCTATCACACTTTCTTTTAGTGGTTGATTATCAGAGATTTAAGGTGATATGAGGTAATATCATAAATAACAAAAAAGAGAGGCAGTCACTTGCCTCTCTTGCTCAACTTGTAAGGAACACTTACATGTTCAACTATTAGGATAGAAGTAGAAACAAAAATCCCCTATACTATTGGCGTAGTATAGGGGAATATTACATTCCTGCTCGGAAATGCGATGCTCTTAAAAACGCTGCTCTAAAAAACACTGCAAATATAGACAATAATTCTGAAACCACCAAATTTTTCATCATTAATTTGTTAGATACAGATACAATCCTTCCACGAACCACATTATCAATATCATAGTTGACATCGTTACCCAAGTCAAGAAGTACTTATCGACCTTCTTATATTCATAGGAAAGATACAAATAAGCAATGAACGTGCTGTTGATGATTACCAGTATCGCTACTATAATCAAAGTACAAAACATATAATCCATAATAATACTCATACGTTCTCGCTTATCCGTGCTGCGATAGGGCTTATCCGTTATGATTTTCTCTTACTCTTAATGAAGTGCAGTATATCCCACTTCTTCCAATATCGGGTGTGCCCACGCTTCTTGCATTTTCCGTTCGGGATGTCACCCCTAGCGACCATCCTGTTCAACGTAGCATCAGAAACATGCAGTTTCTCCTTGACTTCCTCGGTAGATAGCATCGGGTTAAGCATATCGGGGATGATGTCGCACAATCTATCTAGGTCATCATCGCTCATTCCGCAAGCGGTGATGACCTCACCATTTCGCTGCTGCTCGTCAGCCTTAAAGCAAGCATCACTCAGCGACTTAAAAGCCGTTCCGAGCATCTTATAATTCAATATCTTTCCCATTATGCACAGATTTTACGTCCTAACTTTGACCTGCTGATAAACAAATCAGTAAAAGAGTACAGATAGAATATTGCCGTTACTACCATGACTGTAAAACAAGAATCTACCATATCTTTGGTGGTATACCAACTCCATTCCACAATGTGAGCCGCATTGATGCTTGCAAAGTAGAAGAAGGGAATGCGGTATCTCCAACACAAGAAGAAAAATCGGCTTGCTAATATCAAAACCATTGGCAGGACGTACACCATAAAATATATGTAGAGATAGCAAGTTGCATTCTCCGCATAAGGGATGAACATTTCACGAGGATGCTGAGAGAATTCATAAATGCCGTATGCGTGAAAGCACATAAGTGTAATAGGAACGTACTTACAAAACCATCTGAAAAATTTCAGAATCCTTCTGCTATACCGATTACCGTGTCGCATCAGTAAGTCCATAACCTCACTGACATCTTTGTCTTTCAACCACTTTAACAGGTTGTCTTCGTCTTCTTTATTCATAAGCGTTGATTTTAATTAAATGATGGTGCAAAGATACACTCTTTTGCACAAAACCAGCGAAAATGAGAATATTTTTGTGTTAAACTTTATAAAAAGTAACAATCTGAAAGTAGATGGCTGCAAAAATAGCGTTAGAACGGCTTTCTTGCCAAATTCTAACGCTATTAGTGTTTATCCTATCACAACCTCAAGGCTCTCCATATCAGCGAACTTCAAGCCGCAATCTTTCGCTGCCTTGAACAGCTCCTTCTCGTCAACGTCCTCGATGGCTACCTCTATCTCGGCATTGGCAAGGTCTGAGAAGTACTTCTCTGTCTTCTGCTTCTGATTGAAAAAGTACTGATTGACCTCCGCAAACTTGGCTGAATCCTCCTTGGTGTATTCGTAGCCCTCATTGGCGTGCTTCTGCTCAAACTGCTGACACTCCTGGAGTTTGCGCTGCATCTCCTCGAACTTATCGTCCTTCAAGCTCTGCTGCGCTTCCTCCACATCCTTGTCGTAGGTATCGGCTACTTGGCGCAGTGCCTTCATATTCTTCCAAACTCGCATAGCGGCATCATCGCTCATTGATGATGTCTTCAATGCCTTCAATGTTCTGTAGGCTGCAACAGCCTCGATTGTCTTAATCTTTTTCATAATTGTTTCTTTATTTTTATGTTATACAATATTCTTCTCCAGATTGCCATAGCAGAATACCTTTCCTATTAACAGTGCAAAGTTAAGAAAATAATTCCGAATAGCAATGCAGGAGGAGCAAAATTTACGAATTTTAAAAATCAGCTTCCCCACGTTGGATAATCACTAGGTCGCAATGTGTCTGCTTTCTCGGTGAGAACGTAAACCACAAATACGTTTCTAGCACATTTATTATATTAAGAACATCTACGTTTTAATTCATAATATAACTACCTCCTGGAGGAACTTGTTTCCATCCACCATCTATATTAATTTCAAAAGATAATTGACATCTTTGTCCATAATAACCTCCTTCATAAATATTATCAAATCTTATATATGTTTCAACATAATCTGTTCTATCACCTTTAGGAATAGTTACAGAACCTGTATCTTGACCAGAGCTATTAGACACATAACCTCTTCCGTATGTTGTCTTATTATTACCATACGTACAAACGCTTCTAAATATACCATCATTAACTGTAAATGTAGCATCAGGAAGTTTATATATTCTTGCTTTACAAATACAACTACCACCAACTAATTGTCTCAACGATGAGAAATCAACAAAACCACTAGAACCACTTTTAATACTTTCCATATTAATTTGTCTAGGATAATATTTAAAACTAATAGCACCCGGAAGAGATATAAAAATTATTTTTGTATCATCATATAAAGTTGCATTACGAGTATACGCCAAAAAAGGTACAATAGTAATAACCTTATCTCCACTACCTATATCAAAAGTTATTTCTTTACTAGCGTATACATAATCTGTTGGTTTTTTGCAATTACCAACATAATAATTTTTATAAATCTTATCAGTAGTATTATATGGTGAATCATAACGAATTTGAATCCAAAAAGACCAAGCTAAAGATAAATCAGTTATTATATCATCCATAGTAAGATTTGTGTTATTATCCACATTTGTATTCATATATAATACACAATTAAATTTAAGAGTTGAAGAATAATAAACTTCAACGGTATTATATTGAGGAAGAGAAGTCAGACATCTATTGTCTTCTGCTTTACTATTATAGTTTCTAAAATCACTTAATCTATAAGGAGAATTAGCACCGCCTTTTGGAAAATGTTTTCCTGATACCATTGTAGTTGTATCAGCACTAATACCACCATTTTTTCCATATATATTATCTACATAAAGGTTGTAACAACCATTAATTGCAAAACCTTCTCCTCCATAATTATTACGTAAGTTCTTATAAGTATCCATAGGTATATTCATACCACAACGAACAACACAAGTATATTTACTATATGAAGATGTTACTATTTCATCAGAGTCTTCTCTAATAGGATATTCTTTAAATTCACCTTTACAACTAATAGGTTTATACTTACTCCATATATTTATATTTTCACTCTTACAAAGAGTAGCAAGGTCATTGCTACTCTCTCCAAGAGCTCGTTTAACATCATCAATGCTAACAGGAGGACTAATAATTCCAGTTTCACTATTGTAAGACATAATCTTTATTTTTTTAATATTCAACTTCAGTTCCTTATTCTGTTACAACTTCTTTAGTAACAACTCGCTCTACTGTTCTTTGAACACTTTCGCAAGCCATAACATAAATCGTTCCATACGCTTAATCTTTAGAACTTAAAACACTAGGCAAGGCAGCTCTATAAGAGCCACCCTGCGTTAATGCTCACTCTGCTGCCTCGCTTGCCATATTAGCGGCGATAGCGGAATTGACCTCCTTAATCAATGCTGATACCTCACTGAGCTTGCTCTGCGGAACACCGCTGATGTTGTAGGTCAGTTCGCTGCCGTTGGAGCTGGCATTCGCGTTGCCGAGATAATTACCATTTGGGTCACCATAGATACTCATATTGATGCTCTCAATGTTGCCACCCGTCTTGTCAACATTGTAGGTGATTTCTACTCGATAGCCGCCCTTGGTATAAGTAGCAGCTGTCTGTTCACTTTTCTTGTTAATCTTTAAATTCTCCATTTTCTAATCTAATTTAATGAATTAATATTTTTGTTATCTAATCTCTTCTTGTTGCAGTCTTCCTTATCTCCACTCAATCGCTGAACCTCTGATTCGAGGAAGACAACCCGAGCCTTCAACCTGCTGACTTCATCGCCCACCTGCTCGATAGCACCAAATGCCGTTGCAATCAGCTTCGGAGACCAGTAGTTGATTTTGTAGTAGCCCTTCTCGTCCGTCTCCACGATGTCCTTTAAGTGAGGGTTGCACAAGACGTGCTGGGCAATCCAACCGATAGACCTTGTATTGTCCTTCTTCCAAGCAAAGCCGAATGTGCCACCCATCGCCTTGATGATACCCAAGTAGTCCAGCTTCCGCAAATCCTGCTTCAAGCGGATGTCAGAAGATTGATAAGCTGTAACTCCACCTTTAGCAAGAATACTATTAGGGAAGTAAGTATTCATATTATAATCGAAATTATATATATGACCAGTATGACCCATAAATCTATCAGTAGGAAATGAATACTTAGTAAAAGCAAATATTCGTATTTTATTTATTGAAGCATTACGTAATTCTGTAGTATTTTGGTCATGTTTAAACTTAAATCTAATATATCTTCTACTATCATTTCCTACAGGAAGACCTTCATTACCATTAGATAGATTTATATAATTAAACTGGTTCCATCCGTTCATATATTTAATAAAAGTATTGACTATAACACCTTTACTATTTAAATATTCTACAGTACAAGTAACACCAACACCTTGTGTAATATCAACACTAGCAAAATAAACTTGAGAATAACAATTATTAGGAACATCAAACGTAAACATTAGTTGGTTCTTTTTTATTTGAGCTAGTTTCTCAGCATCATTATTACCAGTGATAACATTGCCACCTAAGGTTAAACCATCAATACCTGCAACATTCGCATACGCCTTAAATTTAGTATCATTTGATATATTATAATTAGTCCAATTAGTACCATTATCATTACTATAAACTATAGAAAGATTATCAACTGGTATACTATCAGTAATAGCAGTAATTCCAGAACATAACTCATCAGCTGAAACATAACAATTAGTTCCTTTATTATTAACCTCATAATTTGTAGGTAGTATACCTTTATTATTTATTAAACCGTTAACTGATAAATTACCAGCAATAACAGCATTTTTACTAACACTAATACTATTACAACTAATAACATCATTAACAGTAAGACTTTTAAATATAGCACTACCATTTTGTGTTATGTTCCAATAACTACTATTTACTTGACTACACATGTCTTGAACATAAACCCAACCAGAATTATTAGCATTACCTATATATAAACTACCACTACCTCCAATTCTAGCTCCACTATCAGGAGTTACAGTTTTAATACCTGCAAGTCTAAGTGTACCATCACTTTGTGGACTATTAGCATTAAATATAGAACCATTAGCTATACCAAGATAAATAGTTTTATCAGAATGATTATATTTAAGTCCAGCCCATTGATTCCAGTCCCAAGCAGTTTCACCAAAACGAATAGCTTTACCAGTATTGAATATTACTTGACCTTCAAGAGCACTAATCCAAGCAGGACTGGCATCATTACTTAATATTATAGCTTGATTTTGAGCAGCAGTTCTAATAGTAGCAGATGAATAAATATCACCTGCAACATGAAGTTTATAAGAAGGGTCTACTCCAATGCCTACGTTATGATTTGATAAAATATTTATAGCATCACGTTGACTACTATTATAATCTCCAGCATATAAAACAAGTTTATATTTAGATACAATATGAAACCATTTATTTACTGTAGATATAATATGAGGGTCATCTGAACCACTATTAGTTATAGTTAATGTTCCATCAACATTACCAGTTCCATCAAAACTTTGACCCCATATCGTTCTTGCTGCCGCAAGTTTTGTTGCAGAAGCTACATTATCCGCGGTAGCCGCTAATATTCTATAAGAACCCTCAACAAAGCCTGATGGTTTTGTTGTTGTTTCTGTCATTGTTAAAGTAAAATTTACAGAAGAACTTACCTCAACTTCTGTAACTCCTCTATAAGTTCCGTCATAAGCCATCCATATTTCAACATTAGAGGAAGTAGATACATATCCAAATTTCAATTCTCTATTACCTCTAACTAATGTGGATGTTACTTGTATGCTTCCTCTTGTACTTGCTGCTACCTCATATACTGATTCGTTTGTTCTTCCAAAATCTATGCCACCCTTAACAGTAAACATAACTTTAGATGTTCCATATCCTGTTACTGATACAGTGTTTAATGTTCCTAATTTTATATATGATGTATTATTACCTTGTGTATTGAAGTAGTATACTTGTTTAATTCCAGTTCCACTACCATTTTTTATCAAATGTTCACCATCAACAGTATCTGCATTTCCAGCACTACTAGCATAATTAACACTAATGTTCGATATGCTTTTGGTAGTTCCACCAACTGTTATACTAATTCCCTTATCAGAATTAGATAGAGCAGTAAGAAGTCCGTTAGCATGAATACCATCTAATTTATCAGAATTACCTACAGTAACATTAGCAGGGTTTATGTCTCTAAGAGCTGAACCATCTGATTCCCAAGCAACTAAATGTGAAGTAGAAGTTAGTACACCTGCCCAAGTAACATGAACACCATCAACCTTGTCAGCATTGCCTGCACTTGTAGCATAAGCACAACTTCCACTAGAAGTAATATAACCAGTATCATTAGTAAGTTGACTTACTTTTGTAGGTATTTCACTCTTCTTAGCATAATCTGCAAGACTTTGATGAGAAGTAAGATACGTTCCTAAATCTACAGCAGTTCCACCAGTAGCTGCAATAGTTTTAGTAACACCGTTAATCTTAACACTATGTGTATGACTAGTTGCCGACTTACCACTAAGAAGTGAATCTACACTACTTTTGGTATAATAGTTAGCAAGACTTTGGTGAGAAGTTAAAAATGTAGCACCTTTAGTAAATGTAATACCCTTTCCGCTTTTAGATACAGACGTGATAGCATTCCCACTTCCACTTACAGATATTGCATTAACGTAACCATCAAGTGACTGATGACTAGTTAAGAACGTACTACCTTTAACTACGCTGATAGTAGTACCATTCTTGGTGACAGACGTAACCGCATTACCGCTACCGCTGACAGAAATAGCAGTAGCACTACCACCTTCCAAGCTAGAGATACGAGAATCAAGAGCCTTGATGGAGTAGGCAGAAGCTATCTCAGACAGCGATTCTGATGTAAGCTTCAAGGCATTTGAATAACTCTTCACACTGCCGTTCAAGCCGCCACCACCGCCCGTGGTAGATGCTCCTGCTCCGTATGCCGTGATACCGCCTGTGGCATAGAAGTTAGCCGCTTCCTTTCCGGCAGCGTCCTTGGATAGTCGAAGGGCATTGTTGGCACTATCATACGATAGATAGATTCCACCAATTTTCAAGCTGCCTTCGGTTGTCACGTTACCCGATACGTCAAGATGAGTGAAAGGCTTCTGTGGGTCGATAGATAATACGTTTTCCAGCTTTGTTGTGTCGGTCGTTCCGCTCTTCCACACAGGTGCGAAGAGAGCAAGCTGTACACCAACATTATTCTTGTTGATAATGAAAGATGTCGGGTCTGCGTGCAAAGTACCGTCTGCGTCCCACCAAAGGTTTCCATTTGCGAAATAGCCAGTTCCGTCAAAGCGTAGGAGGGACTTGGCAGCAATTTTCTTCTCTTCCTCTGTTGTCGTGGAGGCTTGCTTGTCGATAGCCTTTCCACCTAACCAAAGGGCGATGCCATTCTCCTTCGTGTCCGCTCCATTGATACCTGCGGTAACATTTCCCTTATCGTTACGTAAGGCTATCAATGTAGAGAGGATAAGACCACCCTTGACTACTGTGTCTCCATCAACAAGAGCAGCCTTGATGTATTCAAGACCTGCCATATTGGTGATGAGCTTAGTATTGAGACCATCAAACAGATTAGACGTGATATAGTTGTTCGCCACACCCAGCTTGTCGTAGAAAGCCTTATAAGCATTCGTGAAGTTGGTATACTTCTGAGCCGCAGCCGCCTTGATGGTAGCCTTTCCGTCGGAATCAGAATCGTTGTATATTCTTACGATGTCAGAAAGATAGGTAATGAGTTCATTTTTTGCGCTATCGAGTGTAGCCTTAGCTGAAACCAAATCCGTTTTATAGGTCGTTTCTTTACCATCCTTATCCAACAAGAACTTAGAGCCAACAACATTATTATACGACTCAACGGCTGCATTATAATCGTCCTCCAAACGCTTGCTATCCTGGGCGATAGCCGCAATCTCAGAACTTTCCAAGTAGCCATCAGAGGTAAAAACATCGAAAGCCTTCTTATTGTTAGATACGGTCGTTCCGAGGGTAATCAAATTAGTTTGCGTTTTCTTAATCTCTGCTTGCGCCTTCTCAGCAGCTTTCTTTGCTTCCTCTGCCTTCGTGTCATCGGTATACTTGCTAGCCAATTTCCAATCGGCAATATCAAACTCTTCACCTTCTGCCTTGGAGGTGGAACACTTCAAGATTTCATTCTTGTAGGTACTGCCGTCAGAAGGATAAGTGGCATTGACCCACATATCATTCACGTCGTATGGTGGAACTGGCTGAGAGCCGAAGATACGTCTCTTTGATTTTGCATCTTTGAGTGCTTGGCTTGAATCTTCGATTGCCTTGGTCAGTTCCGTGTCTGTGATGATAATCCACTTATAGGTAGAGCCATCCTTGGCAAAGCGGTATGCCTTGCCCGTCTTGTTGTCATAGTAGAGGTCTCCCAAGTGGGTTTTCTTATCCTTGTCGGTAGTCCACCCAATGGCAGGTGCGTTGGATAGGGTAGGAACACCGTCATAGAACCAAGTCTCAATAGCTCCGTCTATCTGGTTTTGAAGGTCGGTAATCGTCTCCGATTTCTTGATAATGGTCTCAACGGCATTCTTATCCAAGCTCTTCTCGGTGATGTACTTATCCAAGGTCTTTCCATCGTAGGTGGACTTAATATCCAAGTCTCCCTTGATGGTTACTTTCTTCTTATCGCTATCATACTTGACGTAGGAATCACCCTCGTAATTATTGGCACTAGTAGGTCGGTCTCCGAAGTACATATCTCCATAGACGTTGAAGAATGCCTTGTTAGTCTGCTTATTCACACCATATTCCACATACTCCCTATTGGCAAAGGAATAGCTGTTGATGCCGTGATAGAGGCTGATGGATGGCGAATAGGTATCTACCGCCGAGAAGATAAGGCAGTTCTGACGTTCTACATCGGTTCTATTACCGCACTGGTTGAGCACATCACCTTTCGCAGGAACATCGCTTGCCGTAGCGCAATCGGTATCAGAGAGGTCGATATAATGATATTTCTTTCCTTCCAGTTCCACGGGGTCTTCATCACGACCGATTACCAATCGCCAATAGAAGTGATTGCCAGCCTTGTGATAAGTGCCCTTGCGAACATTGAATGATTCCGAGCGCACTTGGTCGTTAACCGCGAAGTCGTTATCTACCTCATCACCATCCTGCTCTGCTAAGAAATAGCAACGATAAGCCTTCTGTGACACATTATTATATGTCACAGTAACCTCTTCTACCTTATGAGCCACCACGCCGCCAGCAGGAGAGATTATCTCCTTACCACCGATGGTGGATGTTTTATTGATAACCAGCTCCTCGAAGATAGCCTTCATTCTTACCTCCAAGTAATCTGTGATAAGGTGCGAACGACCTTCTGCATCGGGAGTCCACGAGCCTCCACCGATAAGCAATCCCTGCAAGAACTTCTGAATCTTCTGAAAGGTGATAGTACCATTTGCGGTATCGTCTTTCAGTTTAGAGAGATACATTTTATCGGTTATACTAGCATTAAAGCTATTGGTATTACTACCACCAACCATGCTAGATAGAGATTTAACAGTTTCTCCTTTTACTGCATCAATAATCTGCTTCGTATCACTCTTTGTAACTTCCAACGAATTAACAAGCTCAATCTCAACTTCTGCCAGCTCATCGTTATCAACCTTTACAGAGTAGTTGCTGACGAAAACTTCGTGACTAATAAGATTTCCATCGCTATCCGAATCGCCCTGTATTTGTATTGACAGCTTTGCATTCTCGTTTAGCTTACTTGCAAAGTCAGGATTTTCTTGCAAGAATATGCGAGAAAACTTAACAGAGTAGTTGAACTGGTCTGTATTGTTTTCGCTCATGTGCTTGATAAGAGCATCATCGAGTCGTTTCTCTGCTGCCGTTACAAGAACCTTTGGAGGTTTGATGCCTGTGATAACAAACAAATCTCCCTTTTGCGGTTTAAATCCAGCACTCGCGTTTGGCATTATGATACCTAGAGTTGATGTGTCCTTCTGAACCGCAATCCATAACTCTTTCTGAGTTGAATCTTGGTTTAGCTTATCTTCGTAAGCATCGCTAGCGTTAGCAAAGATGTAGTCATTCTTATCTGTGCGAACTGGTTTTAAGTTTCCATTTTCATCGACACTTACACAGTTGTAGCACTTCGAATTGTCAGCACTCGGTTGATTGTAAATCACAAATGAGCATGCAGGGCATCCGTTACTCTTGATGAGGTTTATCTTTGCAGGTTCACTAGCCAAAGCATGAGCAAACAAGTCAAAGCCAAAATCACCATTAAACTTATGCAACTTTATATAGAAATAGTTATGAATATATTTTCCGTCACTATCCTTTACATCACTATCAGCACTATCAAAAGCAATATCTGCAATCTCTCCGAATAGCTGTCCTTCTGCATTTACAATTCCTTTTATAGTTGGCTTTATATCACCAAAAGTAACAGTTCCTTGATGAGGATTTCCTTTCTTGTACAAGTTTACAAACTCGTAATATCCACTACCGCTTGGCAACTTGTGGGTGTTATTCAAAGCATAATAGAAACGCTCTGCACCTTTCGTGTTGCGATATATAGAAGGCATAAGTACCGATGATGGTGCAAGCCATACGCGGTCTGTAATCGTTATTTTTGCGGCATTATTTTCTCCACCTTCTGTTGCGTTCCAATATGTACCATCAAACGAAAACGTCAAATCTTTATGTGGAATATCACCTATACCATTAATCTTGATTCCGCTTTCATCGTATGGTTGAGTATGCCCATCTGATGTTTCAAAGTAATAAACACTGCTCGGCTTGCGCGTTAATTCTATACTACCTGAAATACTCGTAGATACAGTATTCATTCTGCGAGTTCCACTTGCTTTTTTGATATTTGTTGCAGTTATCTTGCAGGCTATTACAATAGTACTTGTAGAATTACGCTCAAATGTATGTTCTTTTTTGCTACTCTTTGTGTAGTTAGATAGCCCATCTATATTATCTCCAAAAGCCCATCCATTACTTACATCCGAATCACTATTACCAAAAGAGCTACCGCCTTTTCCCGACATTGAACCTCCCCCACGGACACTCTGAATACTCTTGTAAGCAGTATCTATATTGGTATTTTCTCCAACATAGTAAGCATATTCGTAGCTAAATTCTAAACCGAATTTAAGAGCACTATCAGCTTCCTTTGCCACAAAAGACAATCCGTCCATTTTAACAGTATCTTCTTTTGCAGAACTGGTAAATTCAAACAACGTCCATATAGTAGTACTTCCTATGAGCCTAGAAACAGCAGTAGAATTATGCTCTGTGTATTCTTCTCCCATAGAGCAAGTAGGGATAACATTTTTAGATTCTTCTCCTTTTCCTTTGTAATCTTTACCGCCGAAGTTTGTTATAAGATAGCTTGATGTTCCAAATACATTTGCAGTATAATAATCCTTGCTATTCTTACTAAATATCAGTGTGTTGTTGTAAACATCACTATTCCATTTCCAAACATCACCAAGTGATATTGACGAAACAAGAGATTTGCTAAAATTCTCCGTATTGAATACTGCTTCTCCAAACTCATCATCATTAGGATAGTAATATGGCAGGTTATCAGATGAACCGTAACCTGTTATCATGTCAACTATCTTATAGTTCGCATTCTCCTTTGATACGGATATAAGGGCATCACTACTACCATATTTTATAGGTGTATCGGTTAAGTCGTGCTGTACCTTGCCGACATGACAAACGCTGCCATCCCAGTAGTAATCAAGCTCAAAAGTCGTATTGATAAGTTGTAAAACATCAGTTAAATATTGGTCTTCAAATGATACTTCCTTAACTTCGTCTGTTCCATATCCTTCATCCACAACAACGTAATATCCCTTGTATTCATCTGTAGGACGATACAAACCACAATATGCCATTGAACTATTGATGCGAGCTACAAACTCGTAGATAGTTCCACCAAACGTGAACTTTGTCTGGTTTGAGCGGTATCTGTCTTTGTTCTGTGTATCAACATCATCAACGACAACATCAAAGAACAGAGTGTTATCAAGCAATTCTCTTCTAGATGTGAAAGTGATTTCACTCTTCCACATTCTAGACGAATTATCCTTTGTAGAGTTTGGTGTATAGGACGCAAAGAATCTATCGCCATTGTACTCCACGAACTCTTCCTTCTTCCATTGCAAAGGCTCAGAAGAATATATTGTAGCAGTAAGGGTAGGTGCTCCACCCATACGCTTTGCATCGTATGTATATGATGATACAATAGCAGGGTTAGCTTCCGATGGGAACAAACCGATAATCTCATTACCAGTGTTCTCATCGTAAGTCAACTTCTGTATGTATAATGATTCTGCCTTCATGTTTATTCTTTATTGTTGTCTGTATTCTTTGTCCTTGCGGTAATCTCAGCTTGTTTTTCGGCACGTTCATCTGCCTCTTCTTGCTGAGTCTGCAATCTTACTTCCTCGTCAGGTGCAGAAATAGTATTCTTTTCAACACCAGTCTTAGTAGAAATCAAACCTGCACCGCTCAATGTACAAAGCATCTGATTCCATGCACTTTCATCGAATGGCTGCCAAGGCTTAAATGATGTGCTGATTCTCATCTGCTTAAACTCAGTAATTGCAGTAGGATTCTCGCCGCTTGCAACCAACTGCTTTGCCAATCCTTCCTTGAACAGTCTTGAATGCTTGCTGACGAAATTCTGCCACTCAATAGCTGCATTGTTAGCCTCCTCAATATCCAAAGAGCGTGTCATTTGAATTGCCAAACCGCTTATATCGCCACTAGACTTAATATCCTTCGGCAAGATAAATGTACATCCTGTAGCAATCTGCAACTGGTCGAGAATTGACTGCATGAACTCAATCATGTTGTTTGGAGAAGGTGGAGTCTTAAACTCTGCGCTGCCATTTCCTTCAATGCTTGTATCATTCAGTATGATAGAACCAGCAATCTTCTTTGCGGTTTCATTGAGCTTACCCTTGATATAAAGGATTCCCCATCCGTGACGTTTTTGGATGACCGCAAACAGATTATAGATAATCTCGAATAGCTCGATAAGGTCTTGACCGTTATTCCAAGCAACATCACCACGTTTTGTAACAAGTGGACTCTCCGAGAATCCGTGTTCTTCCTTGCTTTCCAAGCACCATCCTTTCAGTACTTCGTTTGTATCAACGTCTTGAACGAATACATCTGTAAAATGATAATGATATGTCTTGTCGTATGCATCAATATGTCTTACATTATCCTCTGTGCGATAATACACGCAATCAAGAAGCGGTTCTCCATTATCGTCTTTGTGTGTGATAATCTGATAGCCATCTTCATACGAGAATAGCCTACTTTTTACTTCGTTATCCTCATTCATGTAAACGAGTAAGCCCACATCACCATAACTCTGCTGAATACGTATAGCTTGCATTTCGATACCATCCTGATTTGTCTCTTTCCAATGCCACTTGAAATCGGCAAAGTTCTTTTTGAGCTTATCAGTCGGATTGCTGTCATGCAAGATATGATTACGTTTATTACCACCTAAACAAAGAGCCTTCTTGTCAACAATACGCTGTTGCATAGGAATGCCAAACTTCTTAAACTCAATCTCGCAATAACTGCCATCATCAAGCTTGCAGCATATAGAAGGTAAGTTTGTATCAAACAATACCCTGTGAGAATAAGGGTCTAACTCCTTTGCAAAACGCTCTTGGCTAACAACTATCTTGCTGATATTCGGAAGCTGTGCCTCTTTACGGAAGTTTGTCTTAATATCCGAACCATCAGAAGAATCATTGATGGTAATAGAGCGCGAACCCCTCAAAAACGGCTTTTTCAGAAGCAATTTCTGAGGATTCTCCAAAAAATCATTAATTATATCTTGTCTCTTTCTACTCATCGTTATTGTCGTTTAATGATGGTTTAACATCGTTGCTATTTTGTGAATCGTTGTTCTCTTGTGGGTCAATCAATCCATAATGTCTGCAACAAGCTTTTTTTGAAGCCCAGTAGTTACATTCTCTGTTTGTAGTAGGACAAACAATATCGTGTTTGCTTGGTACTACGATGATTCGCTTCTGCTTCTGTGACTCTTCCATTTCAAATTTGTCATTCAGCTTTACACGTATATCAGTCTGCATCTTCAATGCATCTTTCGGTTCAAGATTTCCGTCACTAAGAGCTTGGTCTATCTTGTCAAGCATTTTGAGAAGCTCATTTTTGTTCTCTTCCTTGGTAATAGCGTTGTTATTCACATTGCCGATACCGAAAGGTTCTAGAACATCTAGCAGTTTCTTGAATCGTGGAGTTTCGTAGAATTTCGCGGCATCCTTTTCACTCTTACGATAAGCAAGACGATACGCTAAAGTCTTATCTTCCAATGCGTCACAGAGGATAGCAAACACAATGTCTTTCTCATCGCATTTATCCCAGTCAATCCGCACGGATTCAAGAATCATTTTTATATTTTCTTTTTTCAGCATATATTCTAAAATTAATAGTACAACGTATCATCATAAATACTCTGAGCATTAGGATTTTTTTCTTCAACTTCTTTCTCTGCAAGTCTGAATCCCTCCTGTAGCTCGCTACCATACTCCATATTCAAACATGGGTACATTCTCATTGCGCAAGGGTCAAGCAAGTCCATAGAACGGTCTTTTCCAAGATTTCTGTTCATTTCCTTCTTGCTCTGCAACTTCTTCTTTCCGCTCGGCATCTTGTCAAAGCGAACTACTGCGCATTCTTCCATGAACTCATTCTGCATTGAAACTCTGTATTTGAGGTTTTGATGCGTATAAACCGCATTTGCAACCTTATCAGAGAATGTAAGCTGTCCTCGCTTAATCATGTAGCTCAGTCGCAAGTAACATAGGTCTTTTATTGTCATAGCTGACAAGTAATAAACTCCCATTGCCTTTGCTGCTGATATGTAAGGGATAGCATCTGGTATATAGTCGTTGAAATACCTACCTGCCGTGGCATCATAGATAATATGGCTCTCTGCTACTCCCTCGTTAGCCGCAAACAGCCTAGCTCTTTCAGCATTGATTCGCGGTGTTGAATGCATAACGATTTCGTAATTGACAACGTGGAATCCATTCCACGACAACATCAGAGTATTATCCTTTCCGAAATCTGCCAAGTCGATTGTTATCCATTTGTCACCATTTACGGCTGGGTCTTTAACGAAACAATCTCTTGCCGCTTGGCTTGGAATCGGAATATCCTCTTCTTCTTCGGGGTCAACATTGAAGTTACCCTCCATAAGAGCTTGTGCCATTCTGCCGCCCGATGCCGCTACAGAACCTAAATAGCCAGAGTTGTTTTCAAGCATCTTCTTGTTTGAACCAAGTTTACCTTGATAGAAAACAAAACTCTTAATCATTACTTCATATCCAAAGTTGCCGCCAATGGTTTTAAGCTTTCTGTCTATATCTATCTTACATTTTTCATAGACTTCTCGCTTAGACATTCCCCAAACAACATCCTTAACAGTCGATCCTGCACAATAGAAGTATCTGACTACACCATCACGCTCTGGGATGATAAAACCGTCTGAGCCAATATACCAATCAAGAAATATTCTCGTCCAGTGGCTACGCTTCGGGTTAAGTGTTGCAAAGAACTTACCTGTAAACGTCTTGCTCTGACCTCTGTTTCGGGTCATAACGTATGAGAAAACTTCCCAAGTCATCTCCGTCAACTCGTCAATCGCAATCAAATCGTACTCCCATCCTTTCGCGCGCTCTCTCAACTTATCCATATTGGAATCGTCAAGATACGTCAAATCGACAAACGTTCCATTCGGAAATGTAACGCGCGGATTCTCGCTCTCTCTGATTTTCACATAATCAGCTCCGAATATCTGTTTAAACTTCTCTACGAATCCTCCACCTGCTTTTTGATTACCAAGTGAACGGCGTGAAATCATTGCACGAAAATCTGGGTCGGTCATTAACGGCTCTGCCATCGCAAGTACAAGACCATACGATTTGCCTCCTCCGAGATTTCCGCCACCAAAAACAACGTCAACGTTGCTACTTGCAAAGGACATTTGAAAGCCCTCTTGTGGTCTGATTTCTACATCTTTATTCGTGTTCATGCTGCAAAGATACCTAATTTATAATATATAATAGAGTGAAATTAATTCTATATTTGTTACGTAACAAATAGAGTTTCTAAAAACCTATAAATCACCACATTATTTAATTATCTTTGCAGCAGAATTTTAAAAATTAGTAATATGAAGTTTACAAAACAACAACTTTTAGACACCCTAAAAGCAAAACTCACTGCAAACGGAAAACACCTTTCCATCAGTGAAAAGACAATCAAGAGTTTGAGTGATTCCCACTTTGACCTCTTAGTTGGTGAAGATACAGAGTTAGATGATTTGGTGAAGAAGATTTTGCCGCAGTATGTTTCCCTTAACGGCAACTACGAGAAGGACAATGCCGACTTCATCAAGAAATGGAACGATGAGCATCCCGACACCAAGCCAAATCCAAAGGATGATAACAAAGAGCCTTCGGATGTTGAAAAGAAGCTTTTGGAACGCTTGGAAGCTCTAGAGAAGAAGGATGCCGAACACGAAGCATCTAAGCTTGTATCACAGAAACGTAGTGAACTTCTCGCCAAGTTCAAGGAGAAAGGCATCAACGACAGCAAATGGATTGACAAGTACATGAACAAGTTGAACATCACTAAGGACTCGGACATCGAGCAGGAATTTACGGATGCAGAGGAGTTCTACAATCTCTCTCATTCGAAGCCAAACAACAACACTCCAGGTAGTGCTGGCGGTGGTGACAATGACAAGGCTGACGATTTCTCAGATGTTGTGGGTATCGTGAACCCTGACGCAGGCGAATAACATTATTCATTCACTATTAAACAAATTTACAAATTATGGCAGCAGCAGATGATTTCTATTTGAAGCATGGATATGGCGGTCACTTTGGCGGTCGTACACTTATCCAAGCACATGGTAAGATTGGCGGTCATAGAAGCGTTTTCATTAACCTCGTAAGCGGCAACAAGGACGCATTCGTTTACCCTCCTTTTGGTGGTGTTATCACAAATCCGTTCAAGGGTCGTGCTAAGGCTTACGCAGGTGATTTTTGCGAGTATGACCCAGACACTTACGGCAAGAATGGCGGTCAGACCGTCAAGATTTTGAAGTATTACGAGTTGGCAAAGGATGTCACAGCAGAAGACTTGACAATCAATCTCGTAGATGATGGCTACCATCACATTCCTTTTATCGGTGATAACATTATGGTCGCTCCATCAACTCTTACTGGTACTGGTACTGGTCTTACAGTTACAGGCGTAACCAAAGGCACAGAAGGTGGTGCAAACGTATTTATCGTAACTCTCGGTACAGCTTTTGGCGCAACCGCAAAGAAGGGCGATATTCTCGTTGAGGCAGCAAAGGCAGGTGCGAAGACTACAGCAATGGTTACCAATCCTAACGCTTACTTCGATAAAGATAACGACTTCTTCTATGACCCTAACTTGTCAACCAATGTTGAAGAAGGTGAGGGTGCTCAGTACTCTTATACTCCAGCATTGATTAAGGATTCAAGAGTAATCTTGAACTTGGCAAAGTGCAACAAGCTTCCACCAGCCGTACTTGCGATGAACACAAGAACAGAGAACGGATGGTTCGGATTCTAACCGCTCCAATTCAATAGGATAACAATAGGATAACATATCATTAATTTAAGTATTCAGGATATGCAACAATGTGATTTTAATAATTCGAGATACGCCAAGTTGTTCTCTTCTAAGGATAACATCAACTTTCTGAGAACCTTCTTGAACACCAAGGGGTTGCTCTATACTAACTATGGCTGGTATCTCACACAAGGTCGTAGAGCTTCTATGCCTACACCTACAGACTACGATGGCGTGGCTTCATTCAGCATCAAGTCTCGCAAGGCAGAGGCAGCTCCTTTGATGCACCTTCGCGCTCCGCTTGGTGATGCTCCAGAAATGGACAACGAGGGCTTGGAGATGTACACAGGTACAATTCCAGACTTCATCGGTTACAAGTGGTCTGAAAACGCAAGACAACGCGAGTACAAAGAGAAACTTTTTGAACAGTTCGGCAACGATGCAGACCTTATGGCTGCTTGGGTGCGCGATGTTGTTCAGGTAGGTAAGAACTCAGCAGAGGCAACACTCTCTAACTTGACAGCACAGATTATGACAACTGCAAAGATGAGTTGGAAGGGCAAGGGTGAAGGTTTGCAGCAGTTCTTGCAGAAGGTTGAGCCATTCCCAACAGAGAACCGCAAGAAGGCTGGCGCAAAGGCTTGGACTGACCCAGACTGCAACCTTATCTCACAGATGAGAAAGATTGAAGACGATTATCGCGATGAGCGTGGCGGTACTGAGATTTCTCTCGTATGGAAGATGACTCGCAAGATGTACCGTGATGTATTCTTGCAGAACAAGGAGGTTAAGGAGTGGTATATCAACTGGTGCAAGGCTCACGACCGCGCATATACTGCTAACATGCAGATTTTGGACGAGGACTTCAAGAAATCACTTTCCGACATGACAGGTCTTTCTCCTATCGAGATTGTCGTTGAGAAGGAGCGCAACAAGACTGTTACAACTGACACATTCGTGCAAGGTTGGGATGATAAGATTGTTGTACTTTGCCCTACTGGTGATAGCGTTGAGTTCAAGTGGACTCCTATCTACGACCAGACACTTCAACAGAAGTATGGCGCAAAGAATATTGATGTTTCTTGGGCTTCAATCGCTGACGGACTCGTAACCGTAGGAAACTACGCAATGGATAACGGTCAGTTCCGCGAGTGGCAGACTAAGGTCATGATGTCGGCTTGCCCTGCACTTCTCGACTTTATGAACCACGTAATCATTGATACCTCAACAGCAGGTAATTAATGGTGGTTCACTCACAATATACGATAACATTTAATTCATTTATCTCTCAATGGCAGCATCGAAGTTTGACATATTGGACTATCTGAGCGGCATGACTAACTTTGTCTTTGACAAATCGGCATTAAACAATGTCGCTTTGGATTGCGGCGTTTCTGATGTTGAGTCTTATTTGGACTTGACAGAAGAACAGAAAGACAGATGTAAGATTGCACTCTTGGAAAAGATTGTATTCGGTGTCTATCAGACAGCATCGACCACAAATCAACATGGCGCATATACTCTTACAGTAGGTGCTCAGACCATTACATCGGCTGCATTGCTGAGTATCAAATCAGAACTCAAAAGACTTTACAAGAAGTATGGAGAGGATGATAAACTTGATGCTCTCAATGAAACCGATGGAGAGGTTAAATGGATTGAAGAAACAGATTGGTAAGCTATGTACACTGACAGAAATGCTTTGGATGAATATGCCTATCATGGTGTGTTCTACCGCTCGGAACAAAAGCCGAAAGAAGATGGTGACCTTATCGGAGACGATGGGGATATGTTAGGCGATACTGATACTAGTGCAGATGAGTCAGAAACAGAAAATGTAGAAACTATCATTTTTGAAACTGATTGCGATATTCAGGAAACCAATAAGCTGTTTAATTCGGGCGTAGTTACGTTAGGATATACAATCTATTTTCCGATGCCAACGAAAGATGGAGAAGACGGAAAAGATGAAGAATATATTCCTGAAGGTTTGAATGCTGGCATTCGTTTCCGTGGAAAAATGTACGGAATGGACGTTGACGGAATGGTTATTGGCGTTTATCCGACACAGATGCACGGATGTGTAGCTTACATCAAGGGTACTGATATTTAGTTTTTTTTTCATAAGGTAAAATGTATTTAGGATAACAAGGTATGGCACAGAGGATTAATCGCAGATTGTCTCGAATTGAGAATTTCTTTTCGATGCTTCTTACTAAGGGGAAAATCTCAGACAATATATTTGTTGGAGAATTGCCACCTACAACTAGTAAGAACTGGGATGATTTTGTCAATGTGGACGTAGGTCAGCAAAGAGATTATGGCGGTTATTCTTCTGGCTATGCTAACATTTATCTCTATGCAAGACCAAAGGGAACTCCACTTAGAAAGAATGTAAAGTTACTTGACAAAATGGAGGGTATTCTCGACGATGTGATTAAACACTCTAATAATAAGGACTATACAATTCAAGTTCTTTACCGTGATAGCGGATATGATTCAAATCGTCAGTTCCATTTTCAGATAATTTCTGTTTCAGTTATCGCAAGATAAATATATAAAATCTATTAAACGTAACATTTAAAACTCATTATATTATGGCGAAAAAGGTTATAAATACTGGTGCTGGAGCTGTCAAGTTCATCAAGCCAGATTATATTGTTGCCACATTGTTTGATGGCACAGAGACCGATGAATCTGCTCCAAAGGGTGATTCTTACATTCTTGAGGATGTTATTGAGAACACTACATCTATTTCACAAGATGATAACGATACCACCGATGTTGAGTGTGAGACTTCTGATTCTCCTATCATTTCCATTGTTAAGCTTGGTAAGCGGCAGTTTGCAGCAGAGATTGGTGATACGCAAAAGGAACTTTTGACTGCATTGTGCGACTTTACAGACGATGCAACAGGAAAGAAGACTCTTGCACCTTCGATTTACAAAGAAAAGTATGCAAAGATTGATGTTGTACAGGTTCAACCTAATGGAACTACAATGGAGGCTTACGTTCTCCCAAAAGTTCAGCTCAATTCTAAGTTGACTATTGAATCTCTCAATTCAAACTTGGCTCGTATTGCATTGGCTGGTACTGCCAAGGATATTGCGCTTACCGTTGGTGCTAAGACTGTTCGCACACCATTCTATGTTGACCACAACTATTCATTGCCAACGGCAACTGAGTAATTTCGGTTCTTCAACAATTCTCGACTATATACAAGGGGCGGCGGCTTTAATGCTGTCCGCTCCTTTTTAAGTTTTATCATTTATGGCTGAAACATTATACAAAAAAGCATTAAAGCTTATTACGAAGGAATTAGACAAGGATGCAAAGAATGTGTTAAGAGAATGTATTCAGGAAATTACGTACACACATCGAACATACAACCTCTATGATTCTTACGGATATGGCATTTATGTCGAAGGCAAGCTTGAAAAGATAGGTTACTTATCATCCTCACCAAAAGCATCCAAAGGCAAGAATTGGTATGGAGAAGAAATTAAAGGTCGTGAGGCGATAAACGAATATCTCAAAAACGATTATTCCCCTAGTGGAGTAATTGAATTGGCAGTTGTTGCTACCATGCCATACGCTAAGATATTGGAAGATGGCGGTGGTAATCTGAAACAATCTTACAGAGTTATTTCAATGTCGTTTCAAAAGCTACAAAACCTATCCAAGAAGTATAATGGAACAGTAAGTATGATTAGAAAGTAATTCATATATATGGGAAAAGTATATAGAGCACAAAAAGACCCGAATAAGGCTAAGAAACAAGCAGTAGAAGACGAGAACAATGTATTACCTAGTTCTCCTTTGTCTGATGCGGCAATGGAACGTCTGGCGCAAATTATGAATGATTCTCCTACAATTGTAAAACTACAAGGTACAGAGTGGGAGATAAGAGCATTGAAGCCTGGCACTCAATGGATGATTGCAGAGGAGGCTTGCAAGATTGTCAAGGGCGAAAACTTATCAATGGGTGACGTTATCAAGGAGTTTGCTATCAACATTCCATCGGTGGCAAGAGTAATCACACTATCCTTGCTAAATGACAAGAAACGCATTGATTCTGAGGAATACCAACAAGTTTACGACCAGTTGCTTTGGGGAGACTATGACATCAAGGATTGGGCAACATTACTCGTTGAGATTCTCAATTTGCTAGATGTGGATTTTTTCTTCGCGAGTACCAATGTGATTCAGACCGTCCGCAATCAAGCTCTGATGAGGAAGAAACAAGCAACCGAATTATCCCATCACGAACAGAATACGGACAAATGATAGATTTCTTACGTGCCAACACATGGTGCTCGCAAGAAGAATATAAGTGGAGAATGACCATTCCGCAGATTCGCCTTGCGTCTATGGATTTTACTCATTTAGAGAAGATTTCGTCAGACAAAGACAAAAATCAGGAGAACGACAAATTAAAGAATGCAAAGGTTATCAATGGTGCAGAGGATTTACGAAATCTCAATGACCTTGGAATACCTATTTTATAAACTCTTAAACTTTTGAATTATGGCAGATTCAGCATTAGGCAGTGCTCTTATTATACCAGAGTCTGCATTGAAGAAAATCAAAGAGGCTGATGATAAGTTGCAGAAGTTACAAGATACGGCTAAAAATACCACGTCTAGTGTAACACAATCTTTCAAGGATATGTCTGTTGGTACTAAGCCGTTCCTTAATTCTTTAGACCAAGTTATAGCAAAACTCGCAACAATCAACGCATCTGCTTCAAATGCAAGCAGTGGTATCTCAAACGTAGGTGCGAGTGCAAGTAACATGAACAATAACATTACGTCAGCAGCACAGAACATTCAAAATATGGTAGCACAGCTATCTAAGATGAATGGTTCTGGCACTAGTGGTATTATGCAAGCGGCACTTGCATTTCAGAGATTACAGGAATCTGCAAAGGGTGCTAGCGGTATGAATATTGCTGAGTTAAAGCAAGAAATTGGTTCTATTGAAAGTATGTTGCGAGATACAACACAAAATCTCACCAAGGCAGACCAAGATGCACTTATTAAGCGAAAGAAGGCATTACAGGATGAGTTGAGATACCAGCAGCAGATGTATAATGAACGTGCTGTTGCTTTTCAGAAGGCTCTCGATAAGATGGTGAGTGCGGAGCAATCATACAACAACAAACAGAGAAAAGCATACGCTGATAGGGCAAAAGACTATCAGACAAGAAACAATAAGACAAATACCACCTATCAAGGTGCGCTCGATTTCTCTGCTACTGCAAATACGCTCAACCGCCAAGTACGCGCTATAGAATATCTGAAAGAGGCTCGTATGAAGTTGTCTCAAACCGATGCTGATTATAAGCGAAAATTGGATATTCTCAATGCTGCAATTGAGCAACATAACAAAAACTTGAAAGAGGCTGGTGTTAATTCTCGCGCGTTGACCGAACAAACATCATATATGGCTGGATATATGTCACGTTGGGCACAGCGTATGGCATTTGCATTCTCAGTGGGTCCTGTCAAGAATTTTGTCGAGCAGATTGCATCAGTCAGAGGTCAGTTTGAACTTTCAGAGCGTTCACTCGAAGCTATCTTGCAGAACAAGCCAAAGGCAGACGAGATTTTCAACAAAACAGTAGAACTTGCCGTTAAATCACCTTTCCGTATCAAGGACTTGGTGGATTACACACGACAACTTTCCGCTTACCGAATTGAGTCTGATAAACTTTATGATACAACCAAGCGACTTGCCGATGTTTCAGCAGGTCTTGGCGTTGATATGGGAAGACTTATCCTTGCATACGGACAAGTCAAGGCTGCTGCATACCTTCGCGGTTCTGAGGTTCGTCAGTTTACCGAAGCTGGTATCAATATGTATGGTGAGTTGCAACAATACTTCAAGGAAGTTAAGGGAGAAGCGTACACGACTGCACAGATTGTTGATATGATTTCCAAGCGTAAGGTTACATTTGAGGATGTTGAGGCAATATTCCAACGCATGACCGATAAGGGTGGAACATTCTACAATATGCAAGAGATTCAGGCTGAAACTCTCCAAGGTAAGATTTCCAACTTGAAGGATGCTTTCGATGTGATGCTCAATGATATTGGCAAGGCTAACGAGGGTACAATGAAGGGAATGGTAAGCTGGGGTACTTCTCTGCTTGATAATTGGAAGACTCTTGCAGAGATAGGAAAATCTCTTATACCTATTCTTATTGCTATAAAGGCTAACTCTATGTTTGCAAAGACTAGTCTCGGACAAGCTTTTTCGCAAGCATCTGGCACAGGTATCGTGAGATACAAGGCTCTTTTCGTAAATTCCTTAAATGGAATGAAAAAAGCTCTTAAAGATTTTGGCGGTCTCGTTAAAAGTTCATTATCAGGTATAGGTGTAGGTCTCGCTATTTACGCTGTAGCAGAAGTAATAACTACCGTTTATGATAAGATTTCCAAGTACAACGAAAATGTACGTAAAGCCGAAGAAGAAACCATAAAGGCAAAGGGCGCAATAGGTGCTTTGGCTGGAACGTACAACGACCTAGCAAATGCAGCCACAAATGCAAATAGCAAATTAGAAGGAAAGGATTTAGAAAAGAATGTCGAAGATAGACGTACAACGTTACAAAAGCTTATTGATGCCGCATCAAAAGACGGACTGACTTTTAAAATCAATGTAGATAGTCTCGATGTAAACCAACTTAACGCTACTTTCAGTAAGGTTGAAAAAGAGTATAAAGATTTCATTGATAGCATTGAGGTTATCAGAAGAAATTACGCCAAGAATGATGCTTGGAACACTTGGTTTACTGATGGACTTGATGATGATGCAGACGATTACAAAGATGCTGTGATTGATGCTCTCGCAAAGTCTTCACAAATGGAGAGAGTTGTAGCAAACATTAACGCGAACTACAAACAAGCCACTTCGACTACAAAGAAATACTTTGATGAGATACGTGCAGGTCAAAAGGATAACGAATCCAACATTGACTATATGACACGTATGTATGAGTTGATAAAGAAAATCAACATAGCACAAGGCGGCAGTGACTATAAAATGCCATCCTTTATTGGTACTTCGCAAGCAGATTTCAATGACCTTATCCGTGCAATGAACAGCGTGCAAAATAAGGCGCAAGAATTGAACAGCGAATTTGATGCAGTATTTGGAGACCTTAGAAAAAAATATAGCAATAACCCTATAAAGATACAGGGCGTAATTGACAGAATTGCAGCCGAGCGCGATTGGAGTCAATACGAGAGAGACCTTGCATATAGACACTTTGGCATCAATGTGTATATTGATAGAGCCAATATGGATAAGCAAGTATCTTGGGTTGATGATTATATCAATGATTTCTTTGCAAAGAAAAAGTATGGCATTAGCCTCGTTGTCAAGGAAATTGATGACGATAAGGCTTTTGAAGGTTTTCTTGGGAAAGGAGACCAAGCAGCAAAGGCTGCAAAATCTTGGAAAGAAGTTGAAAAGAGACTCGCTGCTGTTGGCAAAAACTCGCCTACAATAACAGTTGATGATACTATCAGAAAGATATTCAAGGCTGGTGAAATTGGAGCAAACCAAATGGTAATTTCTGTAGCCAAGGTGAGAGCCAAGGTTAGGGAATTGAAGCAAGCCGCGACTCAGCAAGCGTTAGCTTTGGGTGTTAACCCTTTTGAGGGTGATGCTAAAAAAAATAGAATCAAGCAAGATAAGGCACAAAGAGACATCTTGCAAGAGCGTATTTCCCTGTTAAAGGATATGAACTCTAAATACAACGAGTTGATTAAGACGGAATCAAAAGAGACCGCATTATCTGCTACTCGTAAGTATTTTAAAGAGGCTGCGCAAAATGTAGGATGGAAAGCTTCTGATATTCTGCCAGACGATGCATCTGTGGCAAAACGCATTCGTGAGATTGGCTCTCAGTACAAGGAATTGACAAAGCGAG